TGTCTCGCCCGCGGCGAACAATTCATTCTTACTGCTGTAAACAATGGCCTCGGGCGTGAACTTCGGGACCCAACAGTATTTTGGGTTTGATCCCCGAACGATTCCGGGGTGCATCATGTGGCTGGATGCTGCGGATCGTACAACCCTATTTCAAGACGGTGGCGGAACAACACCCGTTACAGCTCAGGGACAGAGTATAGGATTATGGAGAGACAAATCGAGTCGGGGATACTCAATGACAGTCCCGTCAGGAAGGACGGCCCCGACCTATGGACCAAATGTCATCAATACAACCGGAACAAACTCTCTGTGGTCTACAACGAACTTTGAACTCACTGGAAATGCGAAACTAACAATGTTCTTTGTCTTTGCATCCAGTGTCGCGTCAGGATTTAACACGAGTTGTGGTATTTGGGTTGGAAATCCAAATGGTCCTGTCGGTGGAAAAATCATTGGAATCGGGATTGCAGTTCAAGGGCTTCCGTCAAACTATCAGTACTATGTTCCCTCAACCTTTTCCAGTGCCGAACTCTCCACTACACAACCAAGACTCGTAGGGGTCACAACCCTGACGGCGGCTAGATATGATGGGGCTTCCGTCTTTGGAAACTATAATGGTACCCCTATTGCTCCCACTGGGGCTCTAACATCGGGGGGAGCAAACTGGTCAGCCTTGCCCTTTCAAACTGGAATGCGGTCTGCCAATACTGGCGCAAGTGCGGATGGGTTTATGTGCGAAGTCCTCTGTTATAATGATTCATTGCCGGATCTTCAGGTCCAAGAAGTCGAAGGCTATCTGGCCTGGAAGTGGGGGCTCCAAGCGAATCTCTCCGCAACGCACCCATTCAAACTGGCTCCCCCGATCATGCGTGCGTTTCAGCCGATGGATGTGTCAGGAGCGTCCCTCTGGCTGGATGCTGCAGATCCGTCAACTCTCTCCTTCAGTGGGCCGAACGTCACCCAATGGAGGGACAAATCAGGAACGGGAAATCACTACGCGACAGGCGGAGCCATTACCTATTCAAACCAAGCGCTGGTGTTCCCGGGGAATGCAACGATGTCCAATACCAATCCGATCAACTTCTCGGCGGGGACGACACCGTCCATGACCACCTTTGTTGTCGTCTCAACCCCAGACGGGTCGGCAGAGCGAGGTATTTTTCAGTATGGCCAGATCAGCTGTTCGAAAACCGGCTATGCCATCTATGTGTTTACGCCGAGCGAGGTCCATTGCACACTGTACTGCGGGGATCTCATGGTGAGGAATGCCATTACGACGAATACGCGCATGATGGTCGCGGACGTCGTGACCTATTCCGGAACTCCAGGGTCTCTGTCTCGCGCGGGGTGGATCAATGGAGCGGCGATGACTACGACAAACGTGACCACAACGGGCGTGAACTTGAATCTCGCCAGCAGTTCGGTGATCGGGAACGTGGCGGGAGGGTTCTGGAATGGGACGATGAACGAGATTCTCTATTTCAATCGGGCTCTGTCCACAGCCGAGCGCCAAGAGATCGAAGGCTATCTCGCTGCAAAGTGGAACCTTCCCGTCCGAGTACCCACGACGCATCCCTTCCGGAATGTTCTTCCGTCCACACCGTTGTTTGCTCCGAGTTTCGTATCAGGGCTTGCTCTCTGGTTGGATGCTGCAGACACGACGACATTGACCCTGTCGGGGAGCAATGTGACCGCGTGGGCGGATAAGAGTGGGAACGGACGAAATGCTGTTGGAACAACTTCAAATCCAACCTACAATGCAACTGGATTTAACTCGCGCCCAACCGTTACGTTTAGTAACAATCTTCTGACATCATCAAACTGGTCCCTAGCGCCCAATCGTCAGTTTGCCTGGTTTGTAGTTGTGCATCTTACATCACTCGCAAATATTTGGCAACGGATTCTTATCTCTGCGTCCGTGGGGTACCCGAATGGGTATTTAGGAACGCATAGCAACACCTCTAATATCTTGGGGATTGCTGGAAGTACAACGATTAGCGCGCCGATCGCAACAGGCACCTTAAGTCCACAACTTGTTACCTATCTGTTTGGAACAAGTGAACTCTCTTCCAATACAAGTGCAGTTTCAGTCAATGGTGGAACCTTTTCAACGTTAGGAGGGAATACCGGAGCGATAGGAACGAATGGATTAATTATTGGAACAGATACAGGCGGCGGTCTGGGGGACAGGTTTCTCGGAAATCTATCCGAAGTCATTTGCTACAACTCGACTGTAACACAACCCCAGCGCCAGCAGACAGAAGGCTATCTCGCGTGGAAGTGGGGCCTGCAAGCGAGGCTCCCGTCAACGCATCCGTTTGCGAGGTTCAGACCCTAGAGAGGATCGCAGCAATTGAGCCCCCGAGGTTTGCATAGGAGACGCGAATGTCAGGCAGTTTGGCCTGAAGCTGATCAATTAGAGAGGAAAGAGACTGCCCTGCACAGTACTCGATGTAGTCCGGGAGCGACCGGACAACACCGTCACTGCAGAGCGGAGGAGGAGTCACCTGAACTGTCAGAAGGGGATAGTTGTCCGGGAACCCCTTAGACGCCCATTCCACAAAGACCGGTTTGAGACCGAGGACAGACGCAGTTCCAAAGGAGCGAAGTGCTACTCCGTCCGCCTGTTCTTTTGCGATCAGGACTGACTGTTCTCCGAGGATGTCCGCCATCGTGAGAATCTCTGGAGTCGTTTGGGTGTCATCCATCATCCACATCCCAGAGACATCCATTGCGTTGCTCATCATCCAGCTTCCAGACACATCCATGGCGTTGCTCATTTGGATTCCTGCTCCGTAGAATTTCCAGCGGTCCTAACAATGGCGACAGGTCCTCAAGGCGTTCAAGGTATCCAGGGCGTTCAAGGCAATCAGGGCCTTCAGGGTCCCACTGGAATTCAAGGTCAGCAGGGCATTCAGGGTCAGCAGGGTATTCAGGGCATTGCGGGAGTTGCAGTCAATACGGGCGCGACGGGAAACACAGGCCCTACGGGTGCGACGGGTCCGACGGGACCCACCGGAATGACGGGTGCCGCCTCCACGGTGACAGGTCCAACCGGGATCGTGGGCCTCACAGGACCTGGAGGAGGAGTCTCTCCCATTCTGGTGTCTGAGGTCACAGGAACCTCACAGACACTCTCGTCGTCGAACTACAACACCTTCTTCTACCTCACGAACGCTGGCTTCAATGCCGTTGCGCTCCCCGCAACAACAGCGACCTCTGCGGGTGGAAACTACTGGGCCCTTCGCAATGCAACGGCCTCCTATCTGACCATCACGCTGACCAACACGTTGTCGCTGACGAGTCCGCTTGTGATCCCCCCTGCGAACACACAGACACTTGCCATCTCCAGCGCCACCTCCAATACAATTCTCCTCCTCTAAAAGAACAATGTCAAGTACAGGGAAGCATTCGGAAGCGATCTCTGGCTTTACTCCCCTGAACTTTGGCGGGTGTCGCCTATGGTTAGATGCGACCTCCCCTTCCAACTTCGCGCTCTCCGGGAGCAGCAACATCACGACATGGTACGATAAGTCACCCTTCTCGAACCATGCGTCGAACATCTTCGCAGGGACCCCCGTTCTGTCGAACGCAAGCATCAACGGGCGTGCCTCCGTCTACCTCTCGAATGCCCCAAGTCTCGGAGGGTCCTTGCGGCTCAGCAATGCGGGCGTGACAGGGTTCTTGGTGCTTCGCCCTCTTCAGCTTGGAATCGGTCGGAACAGCGACCAACGCATTATCAGTTGCGTTCTGGGGTCCTCGAACGACTATGATAGCACCAGTCGCTTCATGTTGGCCGTCCAGCAGCAGACCACAGAAATTCGGTTCTTTCGCGGGGGCGTGAGCATTCCTCGCACGAATTTCAATGCGTCCAACAATTACATCATCTCCTGGACATACGATGGGTCCATCAACTCAATCTACCTGAACGGTGCCAATGCAGATTTGTCCCAAGATAATCCGTTGTCCAATGTCGCCTTCAATACCGACACCTATCGTCTTGGAAGCCCGGCCAATAACACGTTCGACCCGTTCAATGGACACATCGGAGAGGTGATCGTCTATGATGACTTTCTGGTTCCGGCGTACCGCCAAGCCGTCGAAGGGTATCTGGCCTGGAAGTGGGGGATTGAACCGGACCTTGGAATCACCTTTTCTCCGCTGACCTCCTTGCCCAGTTGCGCCGTTTGGTTTGATGGTGCCGACCCATCCACCTTTACGCTCTCCGGGAGCAACGTCACGCAGTGGCGCGACAAGGCGGGCAGTAACGTGACCTCCAACATTGGAACCCCTGTCTACGTGTCCAATGCAGTCAACGGAGTCCCGGGTGTTCTCCTGGATGTCAATTCAGGCTTCCAGATCTCTCCGATGTCGAACGCGGCCAATCGGACGACATTGTCCATCTACGGCGTTGTGACCGCATCATCCGCCGCCCAGAACAATTCCCGCATCTTCACCGTGGGCCGAATTTCTGATGGAGTCACGAACAATGACTACTTGGCGTCCTATCTGTGGACCTTGTACAGACTTGCGAACGGGACACCCATATTTGAGCACGTATCGACTCAGCTGGGTGGCACGACGTCGGACCTTGCCTTCGGAAGGCCGTGTCTGGTCTCGGCCATCTTCAGTGGGACAACCCTAACCCTCTGGACGAATGGGAGCAATCGGGCGACGACCAACACGACCAACACGCTCATCTTTGATCGCATGGGGATCGGCAAGAATATCAACGCGAATGCGGGATCGTCCTACGACTCCTTTGCGGGAACCATCGGTGAGTTCCTGGTATTCTACGCGGCGCATACGGAGGCCCAGCGTCTTCAGGTCGAATCCTACCTGGCGTCCAAGTGGAACATCCCGGTGCGGGCTCCGATGAACCTTGTTCCCACGCATTCGTACGCGAAGACGGTGCCGTTTCTGCGCGACTTCCTTCCAACCGACATCCCCGGATGCGCGCTGTGGATGGATGCCGGAGACCGCTCGACCCTGACGCTCTCAGCCTCCAATACCGTCACGGGCTGGACGGATAAGTCGGGCAACCGCCGCCCGCTCACCGTGAACTCGGCAGGGACCTATTCTGCGACCGGATTCAATGGACTCCCCACGATCCAGTTCGTCAACGGGCAGTGGATGACAACCTCCACCGCTGCGGTTACGTCGAACTCCTGTTCGATGTTCATCGTTCAGCAGACGGGGGCTTCGACCTACCTGATGCCACTCTCCGTGGGAGGGACCACGAACCCGTACGTCTTCTGGTGGCGCGGAGACTTCAACTCGTATACGTTAAACCAGGAGGGCAGCGGGGGCATGGGCAACCACTACTATAGAACGACGGGCGTGCCGATGATCATGACGGGGATTGTCACTCCGAACGCGGGGAACTACTGGGCGTTCTACACAAATGGAACCTACCTGGTCAATGGCGATCTTGGTGGGTTCAACACCGCTCCTCTGTCGAATACGGGTGGATCGAACGTGTACATCCCGGGCAATCTCGTCCAGTTTGGAGGGCCAGGGGGAGGCGGGTTCACGGGCAACATCTCGGAGGTTCTTATCTTCTCGAATGCACTTCCGAATGCACAGCGCCAACTCGTCGAGAACTACCTTGCGACCAAGTGGGGACTCCGCAGGTTCATGCAGGGTCCGGAGGCTCACCCCTTTCGCTATGGACCTCCCGTGGGAGTTTCGCCCACGAGCAGCCCCATTGGAGTTGCGTTCTGGGTGGATGCTGCCGATCCATCGACGTTGACGCTGTCGGGAAGCAATGTTACGGCGTGGAGGGACAAGTCTGCGGGATATGTAGGCACGCCTGCGGGAAATCCAGTCTACACGACGGTGGACGGACTACCCGCCGTCACGTTCAACGGAACCTCCCAGTACATTGACTTCGGGGATGTTGCGGATCTCGGGACGGCTCCCCTGAACATCTTCGCAGTGTCGAGGTTTAATGCAGGAGCATCGGGTGCAATTATCGCAAAGTCGCGCCTGGGGGTCTCCCAAAATCGCTGGGCGTTGTTCCGGGAAGGGAGTACGTTGTATACGTTTGCTATCGGAGACAGCGGGCAGGGGGTGTTGTCGTACAATGATACGAACAACTCGAGACGTCTACTCTCCTGGACGTGGGATCGTTCGACGCAAACCCTCTATCAGAACGGAAGCAGCATTGCATCCGGAGGCTACACCAATGCATCGTTTATTGACTCGACAAACAACCTCCTCGTCGGATTCTACAACAATACATCGGGGGGAGGAGGAGGCAACGGCTACTATTTCGGAGGGTCCATCAACGAAATTGTTGGCATCTTCGGGACGCTCACCACAACCCAGCGTCTGCAGATCGAGGGGTACCTGGCTGAAAAGTGGAACCTCCGCACGTCCCTGTTGCCCGCACGCCACCGCTATCTCTCTGGTGCCCCGAGTGGATTCACACCCGCGAGTATTTCGTCATGTGCGATCTGGCTGGATGCAGCAGATGCGACCACACTGACGCTCTCGGGGTCCAACGTCACGCAGTGGAATGACAAGTCTGGGAATTTGAATCACTTTAGAACACTGGACGGAACCTCCTCGACGTATTCCTCAAACCAAGTCGTGTTCCCCAGTGGAGCCGTCATGCGATCCGTCGCATCGATCTCGATGTCACTCAATACCTATGCGGTCATCGTCTTCAAACTGGCAACACTTTCGGAGTTTGCGTACATGGTCTCCTTTACGAACATGTCTCCAGGAGGGTATCCTGGAGATTACTCCATTCGGGCGAGCTACGGAGTCCTGGCTCCGCAAGCGTTTGGAGGAACAGGGTACTTCGTCAATGGAACCTCGAACCCGTCCTTCGGCACGTCGACGTACAGCAATTCACCCGTCATTGTGGCTGGACAAAGCACGGCTGGCGATATGGTGGGGCTGACGACAGTTGAAATCTCAACCGCATCGATGGGCCGGTTCTTTGTTGGAAGCATGTACGAGGTGATGCTCTTTAGCAGACCACTCACCACAACCCAGCGCCAGCAATTAGAAGGCTACCTCGCTGCGAAGTGGGGAATTAGCGCCTCCTTGCCAGTGGATCACCCCTCTCGCTCTGGCACCCCCTCTATCCTCCCCACAGGCGTGATTCCGGGAGCTTCGCTCTGGCTAGATGCCGCAGATGAGACCACGCTGACCCTCACGGGAAGCAATGTGACCCAATGGCGAGACAAATCCGGGAACGGATACCACGCAACCGGGACCGGATCCACCACTCGTCAGGCGTTCAATTCGCTCCAGGGAATCAATATCGGACCAGGGAACTACTTCTCGTTCAGCAACGCAACGGCAATCAATACGACGTCGGCATTGACTACCTTTATCGTCGCCTCCGCAGCGACGATGGCTGGCAATTTTGGTCGCTTGCTGGTCTTCGTTGGCGCGAGTGGAGGAGGCGACGCCCAGTCAACCTCGAATGTGGTCGCATTTGAGCGGGGAGATGGGAACCAAATTGGGTTCGAGAGAGCTTCATTGAGTCGCGGAAGTATTACCTACACAACTCCCTTCCAGTTTGTGGGATCCGCCGTCTTCAACCCATTCTCCGGGATCCAATACATCAATGGAAGTTCGAATGCATCCGGCGGGCAACCTGGAGGGTTCAACTATTTCCAGTACTGGATCGGGAGGCGCGCCGATGGAGGGTTTGATTGGACGGGCTCGGTGTGCGAAGTCCTGGCCTACAATTTCGATATGCCGTTAGACCAGCGCCAGCAGGTTGAAGGCTACCTGGCCGCGAAGTGGGGCCTGAGTTCCACCTTCCCCGTGGGCCACCCGTATCTCTCTGGTCCCCAGACCGGAATCACACCCGCGGTCTCGGGCGGGTGTATGCTCTGGCTGGATGCAGCGGATTCCACCACATTCACCCTCTCGGGAAGCAATGTGACCCAATGGCGAGACAAATCCGGGAACGGATACAACGGAACGGGTGTTAATTCGCCCGTTCTCCAGTCCAATAGCATCAACGGACTCTCGGCAGTCCAGTTCAACGGGTCGTCGTCGTACATTAACTTTGGAAACGTGCTGAACATTGGCACGTTGCCGATCTATGTCTTTGTGGTCACGCGGTTCACAGGAGACGCTGCGGTGATCGGAAAATCACAGTATCGCTCGGCGTTCGCACGATGGGGGCTCTATCGCTATGGGTCCACTGCCACGATGTACGTTGACAATAGTCCGAATGCCGGAGGGGTTGCGAACTTTGCAAATTCGACCACAGCGACGCAACTCTTGATGGGATCTTGGGATCGGACTACAGTTGCCGGCTTCCAGAATGGAGTCCAGCGGGGATCCGCATCCTTCTCGAGTTCTTCAAACTTCTCGAACGCAGACGTTCTGTTTGTTGGCGCACATGCAAACAGCGACGGAACCGGTGGAGTGCCTGGGTTTTACTTGAACGGAGCCATTGGCGAGATCCTTGTCTTTCTCGGACCCATGACCACGACGCAACGGCAGACGGTAGAAGGCTATCTGTCGTGGAAGTGGGGACTTCCAACTCAGCTCCCGGGCAGCTCGACCAATACCGCTACACTCTATAAGACGCTCACATCAGAGTTTGATCCTCGGAGTGTCGGGGGCTGTGCGACCTGGTTTGATGCAGCGGATCCAACAACGATTCA